GATGGAAGCTTTCATGCTGTTGAGCCAAGATACTTTGGAGCTTTTGGCTTTGACGGTGACTTTCCGTGGGACCTTGAAGAAATTCGGGGCGAAACGGCTGATGTGGCGTGGATGTTGCATCAGAGTGGCAACCACAGAGCGTGGTTGCGCTACCTCCAGGATTGCTATTTGGACGTGGATGTGCCTGCACCACGGCTAGTGGGAATAGAAGAAAATCCTGGACCGGGGAAGCGAGAACACAAGCGCGTATGGAGGCCTAAACCCAGGGCAGCTGCAGCAGCAGCTGCAATTGCCGCTGATCTAGCTCGTGCGGAAGAGAAAGTCGACGGCGTTCAAGATGCCATTAGGGAAGTGCGACTGGATCCCCCTGTGGTAATCGCTGCGCCAGAACCACCACCTGCATTACCAAATGTAGGGCGAGTGCGATTGGATGGCCCAATTGCAGGACTGGCGCGAAACCTGGGTGTGGTTGGTGGTCCCAAAGCCACGTGCGCGGACATTAGAGAGGAGTGGAAATTTAGTTTCGTGGAAACTAAGTCCATGCCGTGGATTGGGAAAGTGTGTGGGTTTGCAATGCGTGGGTTGTTTTGCATGGGGATGGCGCAGAAGGTATTTTCGCGCTTAAGTATCTTCAAGAAGTTCCTGGGCATGTCTGTGTTGTCAGTCGTCTACGACACAGTGCTAAAGTTAGTTCGCCATTTCTTGTTGAAGTGGTTAATGTCCGGAAAAGTCCAAATTGTCCCCAGCTCACAACTGCATTCCGACACCACGAACAATTTGCCCCTAGTGAAGCAGAACTACATGTCTCTGCTAAATCTACTGGATGTCTTCGCATCTGAGGATGTTGTTTGTCGCGTATATCGAACTGAGAAGATATCAGTTGAATCCTTTGGGCAGTTGGATCGTCGCGGGATCACAATGGACATGTCAACACTCTCGACCAGGAATGTGTCGTTGCATCAGTTGGTTTGCTACGACTTCGAAAAGAATGAAATCCGCAGGCTGGTTGGTGATGTTGACACCTTCTATGAGAGCGCTTATGGAAAGGGTTCTATGGGATCTCGTGAGCAAGACAATTCCGCCTGTGCTTCAAGGGCATATAACAATTCTCGGAAAAATTTTAAGCCGTGCGAGAGATGGCTTTATGTTCAAGACGCTGCCCAAGTTTCTGCATCTCTCGTGAGGTCAACAAAGCATGTCGACCTAAATTTTTCCGATGGGGCAACGCAGGCTGCTGTGCTATTGGCTATGGGTACAGTTTGCTTGACGTTGCCCCTGATAAGTGGCGGGATTATAACCATACGGATATGGTTATTAAACCACGATTTTGGACTACCACTCCTAAAATATCGCAGTACGCAATTGGTCCAATCGTTGAAGGTTTGGCACCTCCCATTCCGAATGTACGGTGCTATCGCTCGCTACTTCTCGGCTGTTTGGTGCGATTCGGCGCAAAAACTCCTCAGTTTGGACAGGGCAAATATCAATCAATGCTTCACTTCGTGTATGAAGATGCTCCGAAGGTGTTTCCTGAGCCCATAGTCGGAAAACCCGACTTCCGGCTGTGGGTCGAGGGAACTCACTATCCAAGGTACAGGAAGGATGAGTTGATTGACATTTGGGGGGAGAGAGAAAAAGATTATCAAATAAAGCCGAAATTCGTGCCAGACTGGCGAGGAATAACGAGTGAAAGAAAAGCGATGAACTTCATAGCCGCCTGCAGAAGGGCTCTTCCTTCCAGCTTTCTTTCTGATTGTTCGGAAGTAGAAGGCTTTGCAAAGACAGAGACGTATCAATCGTATAAACATTTTCGCGGGATAAACTCAAGGTCTGACAGTTTCAAGTGCTTTTCTGGACCTTACTTCCATGCTATGGAAGAGGTTTTGTTTAGCAGACCAGAGTTTATCAAGCGAATACCTGTAGTCGAGAGGGGTGATTATATTAGAAGACGGTTTGCTGAGTGTGACGGCATGTACACATTCGAGTCAGACTTCACCTCTTTTGAAGCACACTTCAAGCCTAAGTGGATGTTGTTGGAATGTCTGTATTATATTCATTTCTTACAGTATTTTCCTATGGTGTGGATGACTATGGTAGCAGTATTGTGCAGTACTAACAAATGTGACTTTGGTGGTTTCACTTTGTCGGCGTGTGCGCGCATGTCCGGTGAGATGAATACCTCCTTAGGTAACTCTCTGTCAAATCGGCTGGCCTGCAGGTATTTGGTAGCGTCAAAAGGGGGGCGATGTGTAGATCTCTTTGAAGGCGATGATGGGTTGGTTGCATCCAATGTCAAACTTTGCTCTAAGGACTATAGTGATATAGGCCTTGTGGTGAAGCTTGACAAAGTTGAGAACGTGAAGTTGGCCGGATTCTGTGGCATTTATGCTGGAGATGATGGCCACGTGGTAGTAGATCCTCGTAAGGTGATCTTGAACTATGGATGGAGCCACTCACAGTCGATTGCACCATCTAAGAGAGTTGTCTCAGGCTTAAGACTCGCAAAAGCCTTGAGCCTTCAAGCGGAATGTCCTCACTGTCCAATGTTGTGGGCGCTTGTCAAATCAGAAAAACAAAAATTGTTAGGTATAAAACCGATATTTGACAACGACTACTACAGTAGAGTTTTGAACCCTATGGGCAGACTGCTTGAACCGCAAGTTTCTTTGGAATCAAGGCAAATAGTAGAAAATGTGTTTGGTATTTCAATATCAGACCAGATTCTATTCGAACGGAAGATTCTTTCTGGGGCAACACTTACAGAATCTGTTGGTACCCTCTTTGACACCCCAGAGTTTGGGGACTGTGTCGATTATTGGCAACGCTACGTTGCCAAATTTCCTGGTCCTATCCAAGACCATAAAAACTGGAATTGGGTCTGTGACGCACCACGTAAGCTGCCACCCTTAGTGGGTGTGGAGTTAAATCCGGGACCGGATGGGAACTCACAAGGTACATCGGATAATTGTTCGATTACTTTGTGTTCGTGGTGGACCAAAACACTTAGTGTGCTAAACAAAATGCCAAGAGACTGCACGGACCCTAAGCGCCACAGATGTACAGTCCCCGAGACCACAACGGGTATCCAATACTTCGTGGTAAAGATACTCTGCAAAATGCAGCGTAAGAAACAAAAACAAGCCTCAAAGAAGAAGGGCGCAAAACCCAGAACTTCTTTGAGCCAAACAGTTCGGCAGAAAGTGCCGAGCGTGTTGCCAGTCGCTATAAACAAGCCCATGAGAAATACCATGGGAAGCTCCAAGCCGTTCCGTGTTTCCAACACCGAATTTGTTGTCAATGTCTCCCCGACTTCTGCAACTTTTGCAGCGGTGGGATACTCGATAAATCCTGCGTTGGTTGGGGTGTTTCCGTGGTTAAGTAGTATTGCCGCAAACTTCGAAACATACGTGTTTCGGAAGCTGTGTTTCCACTACAGACCAGTGGTGGGGACAGGGTCAAATGGGTCTGTTTATATGGCCATCGACGTGAATGTGCAAGATCGCAACCCAAGCACCAAGTCTATGATGATGTCATTCTCTGATGCTCAAAGTTGTGCATGTTGGTCACCTTTAGAGATGACTTATCCAGTCGATCGCCTTAAAAACATGGAGCGCAAATTCACGCGATCAGGTGTTGTAGCGGGTGCAGACATGAAAACTTATGACGTGTGCAAGTTGTATGTTGCTACAGAAGGCACCGCAGCTGCTACTCAAGGAGAGATCTATGTGAGTTACATCATTGATCTTTACGTTCCGCAGATGAACCTTTCCTTAGATCAATTGAGTGGGGAGTTCACAACTTCCACTCCCTCCGTAGCTCAGCCACTGTTGAATGCGGTGTCGTCTGTGCTCACTACCCTGACCAAAATTGTCATTGACAATGTTACTGATCCGACTAAGTCGAGGATTTACTTTCCAGCTCCAGGTGTCTACAATGTTCTGTACAATGGTGCAGGTACAGTTTTCACTGATCATCCTGCATTCTCCTATGGTGCGGATGTTGGTGCTGCCTCAGATATGTATGAGGCGATACCAGCAGCCCAAGCATCAGACATCTTGTCTTGGATAGTTACTGTGACCCAGGCGGCCATGGCGGCCGGAACCGCCTGGATAGCGTTGTCTATGACAGGTAAGGCAGCTACACTCACAGCAGCTAAGGTGTGTGTTACACCCCTTCAGATGCTGTAAGCGTTTTGTACCATTGGGTGGGTCTTGGTATCCACTCTAGAGGTCTAGTCGAC